CTTCTCGGTGACCAAGAGCCATATGGGCGTCAGCTCGTCCTTGGTGCCGACCATCACCCGGTTAGCTTGGTCCTTGGCCAGTTCCATCATTTTATCCAATGTCATCGCTTAACCCTCCGAACCGCGCTCGTCCGCGTCCTCGACCGGCCAAAACCAGGGCTCCTTGCGCGCGAACATGTTGAAGTGAAGCTTCTGGGTGGGCTCGATCGCCTCGACGATCTCCCGAAGCTTGCTGATCAGCTCGCGCATTTCGCTCACGCTGAGATATTGCGCGCTCGCGTATGCGATCTCGCCGCGCAATTGCAGCGTCGCGCTTTCCGGGCTCGACTTGTACAGGCGGATCATAGGCGTGCGATCGACCTCATACCGGCGTGGGTAACGCCCCATTTCGATATGCTTCTTGATATTCAGCTCATTCATTTTTCGACTCCTTCCGGGGATTGCCCGCGACCGCGCCCCATCTCTGAGGCGCGCACGCTGGCAATCAGTCCAGCTGGTCGAGGAGATCCTCGATCGCCGCCTCTTGCGTCGGTCCGGTTCCGACCTTGCAGCCTAGATCGTAGTCGCCGACCGTCGCCGACCATCCAAAATGCGAATAGCGCGGCGCGTAATCGTCATAGGTCTTGATGTCTTCCAGGCGCAGGCCCCTAGCTGCACAGATGCGGTGCAGCCGCTCGTCGTTTTCGTTAGCCATTTGGTTTCGACTCCTTAATGATCGCCAGCAGATCGGCCGGAACCTGCCGCCCATACTTGATCGCGAGCTTCCGGCCGTACTGGGCTTGCTTCTGGCTCAGCGATTCGCGGTGGGCCAAGCTGTGGCCAAAGTCAGTGTCCAATTTATTGAAGCCGCAGCCATCAAGGACTTGAGCGCCGTCACATAGCCCCGCGATGATCCTCAGAGCGTCGTGGACGGCTTGGACTTGCTGGCCGGTCAGATCATCCGCGCCAGGAGCCGGAGGGGCCTGGACGGGCTTCTCTGGGGCTCGGACGGGCTCATCGAGAGGCTTGGGCGCCGGGAGCGCGGCCCCAGGCTTGTCGAGCGCCGCGTCGGCAATCGCCGCCTTGTCCACGTTCACCTGCGCAATGTGCGCGTCCAGCGAACCGTCAAGCACGACATACTGGATGAGAACCGACTCGCGCTGACCAATGCGGTGGGCCCGATCCTCGGCCTGTTGGTTCCAACCTGGGGTCCAATCTTGCTCGGCGAAGACAACGTGAGTCGCCGCCGTCAATGTGATGCCAACGCCGGCGGCCTTGATCGAACCGACAAACACGCGGCAGCTCGGATCAGATTGGAAACGGTCAATCCGCGCCTGCTTATCGGCCGCGCTATCGCCGCCCATAAGCTTGACGGCGCCGACATCGGAAAACTCTTTCGTCAGGGCTTCGACGACGTCCCGGTGATGGGCGAAAAGTAAAATTTTACCTTCGCTGCCGTCCAGCGCATCGCGAACGTGCTCGATCACTTGCGGGAGCTTGGCGAGGGCGATTTCATGCCGCAGCGCGCTCATCTCCTCGAAAGCGGCCCCAGAGGCGTCCTCTAGGGCCGCCACAGCCGCCTCGAACGCTTTGGGGTCTTCTGAGGCCTTCGACGCCTGGAGGGCTTCCTTGGCCTGCGTGACGCGCTCTGCGAGGGCGTTCTGCCGCTCGATCAGGGCGCGCGCCTTCTTGCTCGGCTCAAGCACGATTACCTGCCGACGCTTGGGGGGCAGCTCGGTCAGAACCTCGCTCTTCAACCGGCGGATCATGAACGCAGCGCGGAGCTTGCTGTTCAGCTCAGGGAGGTTCGACGCGCCGTCGATGTCCCAGCCATATTCGGTCTGATGACCGGCACAGTAGCGGACGTGGAAGCCCCGCCAATTGGCGCCCAGCCCCTGCCGGTCGAGCGCGTGAACGATCGTCCACAGCTCTTTCGGGCGGTTTAAGATGGGCGTGCCGGTCAAGAACAGGCGGCGCGCAGCGCGGATCGGCGCGACCTTCCAGGCCTTCGCGTCAGCGTCCCACTTGCCGAATATCGCCTGGGTGCGCTGCGCCTTGCCGTTCTTGACGTAGTGGCACTCGTCGAAGATCGCGAGATCCCAGTCCACCGCCTTGATCTCGGCGTCGAACTTGCGCAGCACGTCATAATTGACGATCACCACGTCAGTCGCCGGCCAGCCGCCGTTGGCGACGCCAATGCTGAGCGGACGCACCAGCCACTTTCGCAGCTCCCGCTCCCAATTGATTTTGAGGCTCGCAGGGCAGACGACCAGAACCTTGCGGATCGACGGCGTGGCATTGATGACGCCCGCAGCCTGGATCGTCTTGCCCAGGCCCATTTCATCGCCGATCAGGGTATTGGTGCGCGCCGCCGCATAAGCGATCCCGGCCCGCTGGTAGGGGAGGTAGTTGAGCCCTAACTTGCGGCAGACGTCGGACAAGGGAAGGTCGATCGCGGCATCGGTCGCGTGCGAGGCGACAATGGAGGCCTCGCGAGCCTGATGCTGCGCCTGCCGCTCGGCGTTAATGCGGGCGACGAGGTCCGCGTTGTCGCCGTCGATCTTCGCCGCGATCTCCGGCTTGTCGGTCCACCAGACTTTGCGATCGGGGTTCCACCGGAACCCGGCCGCCTTCACGATATCCTTGTCCGCGTAGTCGGACCGCGCGATCCAAATGCGGCCCTCTTGCACAACTTTGATTGCCATTGAACTCGACTCCAAAAAAGAAAACCGGGCGGTAGGCGCCGCCCGGTCCTGATATGGCATGCTCTGCAAAAACCGTCAAGATGACGCCAGTTTTTATCTCGCCGCATAAGCCTTGCGGGCGTAACTCAGCGCGCAGCGGAGCGTGCAGAACGGGTCATAGCCGCCCGTCCACGATTCGCCGTCCCACACTTCCCGGTAGGCGTGCAGGGTGGGCGTGTCGGTGTAGAAGCGCGGGTCCGGCTCTTCCCTCTTGCGCGCGAGGCCGCCAGCCCATGAGGTTCGTTTTTGCTGATCGGCCAGGAACTCCGCTTTGAGCCCCAGCCGGCTCGGCTCGCTCGTCTTCCAGACGACGCCGTTGCCGGTATAGCTCGGCATCGGCTCGCCCTCGGGCCAGCGCACGTCCTCCTGATGCGTATGGCGCTGGCCATACTTGGCGCCACAGTGGACGCAAACCGGGCGGCTGGACCTCGCCATGCTGTGAGGCCGGGTCACAGCTCCACCTGATTGCGGACCCAGCTATAGCGCAGGCTCATCGCAGCCCCCTATGGGTTGGCCCATAAGGCAAAGCGCGGCCTAAACAATTGTTCATTTCCTGCGCCATATCGCGGCGCGCATCGGCTGTCCGCAGCTCGGGTTTGTCGTTGCTCTCAAAAAGCTTAGTCATGATGCGACAAAGCCGGATGTAATCGTCGCGATCGAGGAGGTAGTGCTCCGCGTCTCGCGCGCTTTGGTGTTCCATGGGTTCGACTCCTTCTCGGTTTCGATCGATCGATCGTCCGGTCATGCGCGCCGCCTAGACGCGCATGGCCTCACGTTCGCTCAACCCATCGCGGCGAGCTGGAGGGCGTCGCACATATGCTCGAACGCCTTCCACTCGTTGTCATCGCGAGTGATCCGCGATTGCTCGCTTCTGAGGCGGCCCAGCGCGTAGCCAACCTCCTCCGCCGAATAGAGTCCGGCGAGCGCGAGGGCGCGCAACGCCACGCGATACAGTTCAACGGCGTCTTCGCTTGGGGCATCAATCATGGTTCGACTCCTTCAATCGACCGAGGGCGCGTGCCGCCTCTGCTTGTCGTTTCTCTTGAGCGGCGGCGCCCCTAACCTCGTTCCAATGAGCGCGCAGCTCACGATCCAAACAGCCACAAGACTTTGTGTGGCCCCTGCGCAGATTGTTGCTGCGCGCGATCGAGGTCGCGCCGCAGTCGCATGAACAATTCCAAAATGTGTGCTTGCCAGCTCGCGCGGCGAGTCGGACGGCAATGAGCCGCCCGAAACGGATTCCGCTCAGATCGACGATGGCGGGCATTAGGCGGCCTCCAGAGCGGGTTCCTCCTCGTCCGCCTCCTCTGCACTCACCTTGCCGCGTAACCAGTCTACGGCCTTGCTGGCCGCACTGGCGGCGGTCACGATCGCCGTCTCTTTCTGGGACAGGAGCGAAACCCAGTGGTCGATGTAGGCGGCCGGAGCCTCGCCCATGTCGATGCCCCACTCGGCGCAGACGAAAGCCGCCGTTAGCTCGGCGATCAGCTCCTCGGCCGCATATTCGCGGTCCCCAAACTTGCCCTTCAGCTCGCGGCCCAGGCGCGAGGGATGCCCGGTCGCGTGGCCCATCTCATGAAAGAGCGTGCTGTAGAAGGCATGGGCGCCGACAAAGGCCTCAAACGCGGGCATCTGGATGCGATCGAGCGAGGGCGCATACTGGGCGCGCGCGCCTCGGCCTTCCTCGATGCGGATCTCGGTCGCGGCGACGAAGGCGTCGAGATCAGCGTCGCGCCCGTCAGGATTGACCGGGGCATGCTGGCGAGGCTCGCCCAGGCCCATGACCGAATCCGGCAGCCCCTCGCACTGCGCCACGTTGAAAACCGTGTAGCTGCGCAAGAAACCAATGGTCTTTTTCTCGCCAGGATTCTTATCGTCCTTTACGAGCATGCGCTTGACGAAGATCACGGCGACGCCGTGCTCGTGTTTCTTGACGTTGCCGCCTGCCGCCTTGGCCTGCTTGAAGGTCAGCCAGCGCGGCGTGCTGTAGCCCTCGACCTCGGCCACGCCCCAGAGCAACAGGACGTTAGCGCCGCTGTAGAAGCGGCCGGTGACCGCATTGCGCGGCATCACGCTGCCATGCGCGCCAACGCGCTCGGACCAGGGCTTGCGCCAGGGCGCAACGCCAGTTTTCAGCTGGGCGAGAATCTTGTCGGTGATCTCGCGGTGCATGTCTCGCATTGGGTTCGACTCCAAAAAGTTAAAGGGCGCGGGTAGGCCTGCGCCCCTCTCAGATAGCGTTAGATGCAAAAACTGTCAAGATGGCGACGATTTTGGATTGCGGGCGCGCCGCTCGGCCTCGGCCCTGGCCGCCGCCTTTTCCTTGGTGCAGTGGCGAATATGCGCCGCCTTCCCCAGCGCATTGTTGGTGATACGATCGCCGCAGATCGGGCAGACGACACGCCGCCAGCGAATTTTGCGGGTCATCAGCGCAGCTCCTTCCGCCGCGAATCCAGCTCGGCGCGGATGGCCTGAAGGTGAAGCTCCAGCACGCTCATCGCCAAACCGCACCGGGTTGAATCGCCGCTCTTGATGGCCTCTTCCGCGCGGCGCGCCTCGCGACGAATCTCGCGGCAGCGCGTAATGATGTTTACGCAGTCCATTTCTCGACTCCTTCAGATTGCTGTGAGTAGGCTCATCAGGCGGCGCCTTACGCCGCGACACAGAGGCCCCAGGACGGGCCTCCGCGTTTCGCCCTGGTTCAGAGTCCCGCTCGCGTTCCTCAGACGTAGACTTTCCCGCTGCCGCCCTCTTCGATGTCGATCGGGTCATATTCGCCCGTGACCGCGCCGAACTCGTCAGGCTGCAACAGATATTCGCGGACATGTTCCCAGCCGCGATCTGCGGTGCGAGGCACGATGCGCAAAAGATGCTCCGGCGGGAACCCAAAGGACTCGTCCTCAAAATCA